CCAATGTCTTTTGTTCTTTCAACTTCGAATTGACGAAGTTTGCTAGAACTGTTAGCCTTGCTAACTTATCTATTTCCTTCTTTTTATTCATGTTGTTTGCCTCCTTGGCTTACACTTAATATAATACATGTCCCAACTAATTGCAAGTAATTATTTAAATAAGTTGTGGATAACTTTTTCTTCAGAAGATTCTGGTGAACCCAGCAGGGCGGGAAGACCGCCTTGATATATATACCCTTATGTGAAGGGTGAAAGGTAATGGAAAATGGAGACTAGGATCCTGACCAGTAGCACAGCAGCTCCGGCCAGCGCCATCTGGCCTACATACCAGCCGATCCCATAGGGGAGCCTGGCAATGCAGACCCAGACGAAAGTAATACACAAGACGGTGCTGATGAGGGTAAATATAAAAACTGGCACTTAGGCAGTAGCTCTTTCATCATCGTCCCAATCCATGCAGATCCCTCTGCAGACTTCTTCTGCTGCCCACCAGGCCAACAGGTTCTTGAGCTGCAGGTGAGACCCAACCTCTTTCGCACCGTTAAAGGTGACGATGAGATGGAGAATGGAGTCACAGCCCAGGTCATCCGCCATGTCACTCAGCCTCCTCCAAATCTCCTCCTTGTATTTTTCATAGAATGCAGATGTGTCTGCGTAGTAAATCAACTCACTGATGGTGCCACCTGAGCAGCCGTGCCGGGTCACATCTTCGATTGTACTTTTCTCCTGGGTTTCTAGCAGCCAGTCTAGAATGGAGTCTTGTTTGAACTCAACTGCCATTGGTCTTCTTCCAGGTCCAGGCACCTATTTCCTCCTGCGTCCAGCCATATTTGTTCAACAGCAAATGGATAATAAAATTGTAATTATATTTCTTCATCTTCCCTCCTTATAGTGTGGGGGCGTGAACCGTAAGTCTAGCTTTACCTATTACCTATACACGCTTTGTTGTCATGGTAACCCCACTAGTAATATATATAGTCCTAATTACTTAGGATGTCAAGTCCTTTTGTAAATTTATTTACACACGGCTGTCCACCTGCTGCTGGAGAAGACTGGCCCCTTACTATATACCCATACCTAAGATGAGGTTTAGTAATGGAGAATGGAAATTGGTGCGCCATCGCTGACGCACCCAGTTCATGTGTTTGGCTAACATGAATAAAGAAGGAATATCTACGCACTACCATCTTCGGGGACTGGTGTCAACCCAGAAACTTTCACCTGGGATGCGGGTGTCAGCTCCGGCCCTTATATGATGGAACTTGGGTTTGGGTTATTTTAATGGAGACTGATGGAGAATGCAGAGTCACCCGGAGACCAGGAGCCCAGCAGCGCCAGCAATTGTTCCCAGTCCATGGACCTGGGCCGATGGGGAATGGAGAGTAAAGATGGAACTTTATCAACCATGTGGGGACTACGAACAATGGATCCTGAGAATAATTCCAGGGTCTTCGCACGAGGGTCCTTGGCAAGTACAAATACGGGCGCACCCAACGATACATGTCGATTTATCCACGCTATTTGATGTGCTGAAAACTTAATTTTGTTATCTTTTATTATCTTCAACTCAACCCAAAAACAACGACCATAAAACCCATGTAAATCAGGTATTCCTAGACCACTTGTAGCTTCAATTCGGGTCCATACAACACCCTTTGTATTTCTCTTTAACTGTTGCCAAAGATTACGTTCTTCTGCCATGCTGTACTACCTGGATCTCCTGACTCTCAACGTCAACATATATGATATTAACACCGAGCTTTTGCTGTAATGGAGTTCGTAATCTGCTAATGTGATGACCTTTTCTTTTGCCGGTCTTACGCACAGATTTTGTTTTTACGTCATAAAGATTGATCTTGCCATTCTTGTCAATCGTCACAAAATCAACGCACCCTGTGTCATGCAGGGTCTTGAATACTAGGTTCCCCATCTTTATCAGATGGACTATTGCCATCGCTTCCGACAGATTCCCCTTGTAATGTTTCCTGTTCAATAACTTCAAACTGCCCAGGAATGGATAGTTTTTTTCTGAGCTCAATTAACTTTTCCTCAACCTCTCCCACTGACATTTGATCGATAGTCCCGTGCATAATCTCTTTACGGTCAATATACAATCCAGCCACCATACCTCGATATTTCTCAGCAGCAATAGCACCAGTGTAATTACCAGCAGCTTCCGCATTATCTCGTAATTCTGCTAGTTTTTGTATGTGTGATTTATAGGAAATGGAGTATCTCCTGTTCAGTTCTGCACGCCGTCTTTCTAGTTCTTGGACAACATGGGGGTAATATTTGGGGTTTTGCAGCTTACTTGCAATCACTGGAGCTACTTTTTCGCTATATCCAGCGTCAATTGCACACTGTTTTGCACTCTGTTGGAGCCCTTTTTCGATAAAAATGTTGACAAATGCCATCTGTTTTGGGGTAAGTTCGAGTGTCTTTTTCATGAAAAAGCCTTATTTATCAACAAACTTTGTAAATACAGACCAACATATTTACAACCGTTTAACAACTTATTTACAGAGATAAGCGTTGATATATATATATTTTTACTACTTTGTAAATATGTAAACCAATTTTCCGTTTTTCCGTCAAGTTTAGATTTAATTTCTGTAGAATAATATATATAGTGATTTACATGAGCTACAAACTTGTTAAGATTGATTGGCATGATACTGTTGAACACCCGTCTGGTTGGTATCAGCCTGAAGATATTGATAAACTTGAAGAGGTGGCCTTGGTCCATAGTTATGGGTTAATCCTAAAAGAAAATGAAGAATCCGTCACTTTGATAGCGGACTTTATGCCTATATCCAAAGAATTTGGTCGGTCGACCACGATCCCTAGAGGTATGATCAAGAACATAGCGCATATATCTACTGTAGAGTAGCAATTCCTCCATTAGCTAAGAAAAAAATTGGCTTACCTGATCCAGCAAAACCAGCTCTATCAATACGTCGTAATGAGTTTAACAATTGATCATCAGTAATACCTGGTCTATCATTTAACAATCTGTTTTTCATTTGTTCGCCAAAAGGTGTAAGATTATTTAAAGTCATTCCACCCATCGGATCTAATTCTGTTATGACATTGTTGATATCACTCATGTTTATTCTACCATCAGTTTTATTTTCTCGAGCTTTGTCAAAAAGTTGTGCTGTCTGTGCAATCTGGTCAAAATTCATAGTTTGAAATGGTGTGCCTACGGCAGTAGGAACTTGCATCGTGTCTGGTGAGAAAAAATTTTGTATGCCCGAGCCCATAGCTTTTAGGAACTGCATCATTGGTGTTCCTCTCTCAGCAACTGCGCCCATGAAATTACCCACACCTTTACCAATATCAGACATAATCTCACTAGGCTTTGGTCCAAACTTCATGGCTAATTGATTAGCTTTATCAGCTAATGTCATACCACCAGGTGTAGCTGCTTGAAATAAATTTGTTGTGCCCTCAACTAACTTAGTTTTAGTTGGGTCATTCTTAAACTTTTCATATTCTGCAAATTGCGTGTATCTATTATCTAGTCTGTCGTCAGATATACTTTTATCACCTTTAAAAAACATCTCTCTGGTTGCTTCTCGTTTAGCAGGAACCTCACTGCGGTCGGAGCCTAAATCAGATAAGAAAGCTGGCCTTGTTTTTTTGGCACGAAACGATGGAGTTGGGGCACCTCTGCCACCATTACGTAAGGCAACAAAGTTAGTCATCTGTACCATTAGTCAATAACTTCTATTTCTGTTGTAAGATCTTCTACGCCGTCAACTTGTCCACCCATGTTCATGGTAACAGGTTTTGTTTTAGTAAGTTTACCACCCATGTTTTTTCTTCTAGGGTCTAGTTCAGCCTCAAAAGGAGCTGGTCTCACCATAATGTCTGGATCTCTAAATATAGGTTTAGAAGGTTTTTTTAAAAACCTGTTTTTCATTGATTGTTTTTGAAGCGATCCAGCGATACCACCAGGTACAGGCTTGTCTAGTTTTGTTGCTAATTTAAAAGCATCTTTACCTTTACCTTCAAACTCAGGAGTTTTGATTAACTCCATTGTAGTATCAATGTCTTTTTTTATTTTCTTTTCTTTTGTTGTAAGTTTGTCTTTTTCTTCTTTCTTTTTCTTATTAGCTGCTCCGCCTAATATTATTTCTGATATTTTTTTCTTAAATTTAATACCTTTACGATTTTTAATCGCTTTTTTTAGATCCTCTGGTATTCTATCATTACTCATCTTCTTTTCCCCACCCTTCGTTTCTTCAACACTTTACGTGTCTTGGCTATTTCTTTAATAGCATTGTTAATCATACCTAATGGTACACCGGCTACAACACTTAAATATCTTGTGCTTTTACGTTCTGCCATACAAGGAACATAACAAAAATAAAAGTCAAGAGCAAAGATTTATTGACAATTGAAAACAGCTTTTGATATGGTGGTCGGCACGCACAAATTTAAATAAAGGAGGTTTACATGGAAGAAATGAACAAAAAACTTGAGGAGGCGTACATAGTCATTGCACTTTTACAGGCTAAATTAGCTGAGAAAAAAGAGTAAACTATGCGGCGGTCGGTGAGCCTTGGTTCAAGGCTCCAGAACCCCTAGTCACTATCTCATGCCATTGTTCATGTGTAAATTCTTCACTCGTACCATCTCTATAACTCACCTTATACATTAACTTTTCCTGCATCTCAGGCGGATTAGTAGTCTTCGTAAAGATCTCTACATTAGTTACAATATCTTTTATCATTTTGGGAAACTTAACACATTTCCGTTCTTTAGTTTACTGATTTTTTGGATAATTAGTCGGCGTGTAGCCTCCTGTAAATCTTTAGAGTCACCCACTAATTCGTGGTCCCACAGATCTGCACATGCTCGTAGTGCCATGGTTTTGTGCTTATTATCCTTAAAAAAATCCTGATCGTTCTCGATAAGATCAAGAACCATTCGCCTGGATATCAAAGATTCCAGGTCTTCTGTTACCATGGTTATATTCATCATTAGAGTCTAGTGATGAATTTGGATTTGTAAAATAACTTTTACCCATTATTTTCTCTGCATTTTTACGTGCTCTACGCCTTTTATCACGCATCTCTGCATATCGAACAGAGAAACCTCTGCCATCCATATGCTCTAGTGTAGGTCGATATTTCATTGGGCTGCCGGCTGGGGTTTGCCAGAACGTGAAGATGTCCAACAAATCCCCACAGCTTTTCGTGCGCTTTTGCGGAGAAAGAGATAATTTGGATATAGGATCCCTCCCATATTACCTCACAACACTATACATCTGCTTTAACCGGAGAGGCCGACTCTTCCGGAACTGGTTGTAAACAAATATCATTCTTAATCATTTCTTGAGCTTCTCTTTGTTCTTGTGCCCAATCATCATAGGCTTTTTCCATGCCTTTTATGTAACCTTTTAAATAAGCCACAGACTCATACAACGGTATGTCTGGGTTTGTTTCATCCTTCTCACAATAGTCCATTACATTATTAAAATGTTTTTTAAAAGTTAGTGACTCAGTTGGCTTTGCCATTCTTACCCTTTCTTTTCTTTGACTCTTGTTCAATTAGTTTCGAAATAAATCCACCCATTGTGCAATAATCTTTTTCAGCCATGGGCCTTGCCTTGTTGTATACTTCAACCTTGATGGCAACAGATTTGTACTTATTAGCATCCATTAAATAACTCCATATTCGTATATTATTAGTACAATTAGTCCTAGCCCTAGAAACCACTTATACTTTGCTATGATAAAGAGTATAAAGAGTAATGTTCCAATTATATAAGCCATGTCCTAATTTCTTATTAATATATAAGATTTTATACAAAAATGTCAAGGGCAATATATGTTGAAGTGGCTGTTAGTTGGATGGATGTGCACAGGGGCTGGTGAGCAGCAAGTGTGTCTGCGTATGGCATCAGAGGTAGTGCACGAGAGCTTTGACCAATGTGATCAATATTATGGCGTTATTGCTGAAGAACTTAGAGATCCAGGCATATTTCTACAATTTGATTGTGTACAAGCTTATATAGTTGAGGATAATCTTTAAACCTCAAAGTCTGCTTCAAACTCTATTTGAGGATCTTTTTCAATTGGTATAAATACAGTCTTACCGTTGACTCTTTTTTCATAGGCTTTTCTACATAGTAAACAAAAATATTCTGATTTTTTAGTCTTGAACATAGGCACGATCACATGCTCATAAGAACAATTAGGGCAGAGTGTTGCCTTTACTTCGCCTGACCCCATGACGGACCTTCCTCAACATCAAGCTTTACCGGCACTTCTAATTTGACTGCGTTTCTCATAATTTCGAGTATCTTATCTTTTTCTACTTCATCTTCAAATGAACAATCAAGTTCATCGTGCACTTGTAT